GTGATGTGTCAGTGGCTCAATTATCCGCATTGCCAAAGACTGGCTCCCCCCGCGCCCTCCCTTGCGGGATATTTCGGGGTTCACCTATGCACTCACTGCTTATCGCTGCATGCGCCGGGCTTGACCGGAGGTGCCATCAACCACAGCGGCACCTACTTCCCACCTTAGGGCTAGTTCAGAGCAACGTGAAACCCAACCGCACGAACAGAGCCTAGTACAGTGCTGCGCCGCTCAAGCGCTAGTTGTAGGATATTCCGGATTGGTCAATCACGAGTCTTATGGGAATTCGCCACGGCCAGGGGAGCCGCCACTTGCGTTCACGCCATAGACACTTAATCAACCCAGCCGGTGGGCGGTCAACTCCACCGGGCAAGACCCTAATAGCAATTAGCTACGTCGCGCGAACCACATCGGGTACCACTCAAGGTTGCCAGCACACCACCGAAGCGCGCTGCATAAGCTCGACTCGTGCCGGCTTCCCATCATAGCGCTTCCCGATATGATCCGGGCGACGTGGCTACACGTGGGCGGGAGCCACGTGGCCGCACTGTCACCCAACCCCTAGAAAGGGGCTAAGAGGCGTCGGTTGCGAACCGCACTTTGGGGCCTCAAACTATCCAACTTACTGGTTACCTAGAACCAGCCTTCGCCACCAAATGCCAACAATAGTGCCAGCCACACCTGACGCCTGCGTAATCAAGGCTTCATCATTCTCCGTAATGGCACCCACCAAAGTGGCGTATGCACGCCAATTGGCAGTAACACTATGTGTCCTGATGAAGAAGGTGGCATACGCGGCTGCCGTAAAAGCCCCTATAGAGGCCAACCCGGGCAAAGAGCCGTTCAGAATACACTGAACGACCGTGCCGGGGGTGGCAGCAAGGGAGGGTATAGCGAGAAAATCTTGGTCCTTGGTAATCCCGGTGTTGTTTAAATTAGCTCCTCCGGAGGAATCATAGGTCCATGTGGTGATTGTAGGGGTGGTAAGGTTCAACTGGGGAGTGAGGAAGGTGATGTCATAATCAACCTTAACAACGCTTCCAGAGAATGCCGTCCCAGCCCCATTCATCATCACATATAAAATTCCTTGGGAGGTATCCCTAAGCGAATTTTCGATGACTGGTGCCAAGTTCAGGGGGTCGGTTCCTGCTGGGGCTGCATACCGCAGGGAGGTCATCTGCCAAGCTGGGCTGACAACCGCCCCATACTGCGATAGAGCACCCTGCAGGGTGCCAACCACCTTATCCGAGGGATCAGTATCGATGTACATATAGTAAACACCAGTGCCAGACGTGCCGACAGCGGGCAGCACAGTAATGGTGCAACTATTTATCTTGTACTTTTCGAAGAGATTTGACAACGTGGCAGTACGGGTTCCAACCCACCCGGCGGGGTTTAGATCCGCGACGAAGACGAGGTTGCTGGAGAACCCTGTGGTCCCAAGCACTTCACTTCCACGTACACGGATATCCCCACCCCCGGGAATGTTGGTTATGTCCTGGCGAGAGGTCAGGGTTCTCCAGCCTTGCGTAGGTCCAGACTGGTTGCCCTGCTGACTGTTCTGCTGGCGCTGGCCGCCGCCTGACTTGCGGCTTTTGTTATTGGCTTTCTTAACCATATTGACAGGAGAATGGTTATGAGTAATTTGATTGCGGTATCGATTGACTGAGTTAGATTGTCTTCGTTGCTCATGTATGGGATCCCTGTGAGCTCAGGGACTGTACATCGCGCGAAACCTTGGTAGGCCGACTCCGTGCAGTCTCTTGGCTTTCTGTTTAGCACGGAATTATTAAGGCGCAGTTGCCACCGTTTTGGGTCATTTAATTCGCGCAACCCCATGCGTAGCCCGCCGGCCCAGTTATAGTCAGGGTGACTAGTTGTAGGAAACCAACCCCCTCAACCACGACACTCAACCTGTTGCCCCACCCATTCCCATCGCTGCACATCGATAGGGGTAGGGTGCTCAACGGGATCTTCAAGTGTGAACCTCCACGCGCGCAACACATCCTCATAAAGCAATTGGGTGTGTTCATCAATCCCAAACGCCTCAGCAAATGTGGCACGCGCGGATTGTGTGATTGGCGCGGCTGACCACTTGGGGATCTTGGTCAACCTCGACTTCCCGATCTCTGCGCGCACTCGATAGGCCAATTGCTCGGCTTGCTCGAGCCGCACCTGAGCTACGGTCCCTGCGTTGCGCATGAGCGCAAGGGCATATTCCTGAAGCACCGGGACCCCGTGGTTAAGAATCAACTCACAGAGCCCTATGGTGTAACACAACTTCCTGCGGCTATCGTGTGTCTTCATAGACATCCACTTTGGGCCGGCCAAGGCCCCGGACATGACCTTTGAGGGTTGTCTGATGAACTTCCACCCAGTGGATAATTCGACAGGCTTTGACTGGCACCACTCCACACCAGGGAGTGTGGTAGCCAGTCCCTCAATTTTAACGACCATTCCTAGGGACAGGAAGTGTGCTGGAAGCTCGCTCTCCATTAATGGTAGGTACTCCTCCTCGACTACGAGCAACATATCGTCGCCGTCATCGAGCACATCCCACACCATATCTTTATCTTGAAAGTAAAGGGCTATCATCATCACTGCGATAATGCAATTGCCAAGCGCAGTGTTCATGTCGCCTGACATACGCTTACCACGTGTGCGATAACGTAACCCCTTACTCGTAGTGACTCTGTTAACTATCTGCATGTCGCAAAGCCTGGAGAAGGCAGGAGAATTATCCACCTGCACATAAACCAGATGCTCGGCCCTAAGCAAGCCCTCACTTACATGTTGATCAAAGCGGGACATGTCAAGAGACATAACAACTGGTCTAACGAACCGGGTGAGTTTAGTTTTCAACAACTCAGCCCTTTGTCCTTGGTTCAACCCCTTACCTATCAACCGGTAAGGGGGCAGACCGTTTCGCCTATTTCCTCGGAGGGCATAAATTCTCTCCTCAATAGGCTTCAAATGACAACCAAAAGCCACCGCAAACACAGGGTTGCGGAACTGGATTGCCCGTGGGTCTGGGTTATTCTTAGCTTCACTAAACTTAATCTTCTCACATTTGATGAACATTTTGACATCCGCATCCTTAGCAGTTATACCATAACGCGCTAACTGATCAGCCGCATCTTGATACCTCATGCGTTTGCCACCAGAATATCGATTGACAAATTCTGTGGGTGTGAGTGGTTTAGTTCGGCCAAGGGTACGTCCCAACCTACGGGCGAAACTGTGTAACCTGGCTATGGCCTGTGGGTGAGGTTCGGGCACCTCACCACACACACGATTATGAATCGCGGTCAACTGATTGTGGGTACAATCATAGTGGGCAAACAGAGGGTACACAATCGGCAAATCGGGCAATGCCATATGTGCAATCCTCCGCGAATGCTGGCACCCCTCATCTCTGGGAGGTGGTTTGATGTGGCAGCCCGCAGCGAGTGCCTTGCGGGGCTTATCACCACTACAAACCGCACTCCTAAAGACGGGGCGGCCCTAGTGAACTGGTATGGTGTCCCTGCGCCACCAGCCTCGGAAAAGGCTTCGGGGCAGAGCACCAGTACGGGCAAAATTATCCATAGCCCGAGTTTGCGAGACAGTCCCGTCAAACCACCAGTTACCACGTCTGAATTCCCGCAATATATGTTCATCTGCGGCGTTCAGGCGCTCCAGCATGGCCAGCGCTCTTACGAGCTGACTGGCTCTCCACAACTCCGTGGCATCCTTACGCTCAGCACGAAGCCAATTTTCGGCCTTCGACTTGAGCTCCCCAAACCTCCGCACCGACTTGCCTGTAAACAAACCCTTGGTCACCATGTAACAGTAGAAATCAAGGTCGAGGCAGTGCTTGGCTGCTTCGCGCTTGAGAGCTGACTGGACAGGGTCGACCTGGGGAATGTAGATGTCCCTGTTGGCCGGAACAATAGGTGGTGACTTCCCCTCACCGTAGCGCACCATGTGGTGCTCCCTATTAGGCCCGAGTAAATTATACTCGGTTAGGATGTTCACCTCAACCGCCTCCGCTATCTGCTCCTCAACAGATTGCGTCGGTTCGAGAAGAGGGTAAACTTCCTCAAGTGGCGTGGGCTCAGGTATGGCTTCCACGGATTCAGCACCATCGCTGGTGCTGTCGGGCGATGGTCCACCCTCATCCTGCTCCACCCGTTCTTGTGCGCCTCGTGAGCGTTGGAGATTCTCCAACTGCTCGGCCAAACCAAGAATGATCTCCTGGTTGCGACGGTTTATATCTCCCATCGCTCGCATGGCCACCTCGTGCCTAGCACGGTCAAGGTCGCAGCTGCACGGGTTAGGTGCAGGGTTTGTACTTTCTACTCGGGGGTGCAAGCCCGGAGTCCTCCTACTACGAAAGTAGTAAGAGACTTTAAGACCAGATCGTAGCGTACGCACTTGATCTGGAATTGCGGTAAGCCGTTTTACACGTCTACGAGCCGCCCTAGCTCGCCGACGCTTAACACGACGTCCCTTCCCCTTCCCTTTCGGCCAGTGGGGTGCACTGTG